GTATTTCGGCTTCAATGGCAAATCCCATTTCGTCCGATATTTCGCCTTTGCGAATTAATTTTGTTAGGTTGTCGTAACGCTTTGAAAGTTTTTCAACGTCAACGTTACCCTTTACGTCTAATATTTTAGCTTGATCGTTTGCTGCTAACGTTACGGCGCTAATCTCGTACAGTTTAACTTCTGTTATTTCTCTGTAATCGCCTTTATTGTTTTTTTGCATTGGCATAATACCAACTGAATTTTCAGTAATAACACCCGATTTCATTAACTCGACAACGTCTTTTCCTAATTGTGTTTTAGCAATTTCCGCCACGAATACTAATCCCTTTTCGTCTTCATATAATTCAGTCATTTTTCCGATAGGTTGGTTCATATCGTGCTGATATAAATATTTAACACGTTCACCGTTTTCGGCAATAGTCTTTTTATACGCGCCTTTCATAATCACGTCATTGTCGGAATCTTTATTCCCGAAATAACTCCCGTAACCTTTTATAATTCCGGCCTTTTCGTCCGCATCAATTAATTCGCCAACCGGCGCCGCTTTGTAAAGAATTGTATTCATAAGAAAAATTTTTGTAAATATACGAATTTTTAAAATTGCGTTGGTTCGCCTTCTTCAAACACGATTTTATTTTTTTGTTCGGGTAATGGTTTGAAATGTTCTATAAAAACACCCATATCAAAAGGGATGCCGTCTGGAAAAGCATTGCAACCACCGGACAAAGGCCTTAAATGTTTGCAGCGATTGCAAATGTAATTTTCTTTTTGATCCATAATTTATTTTTTATAAAATTCATCTATTAATTCACCAACCAATTTTGCATAATAAGAAGGGTTTGAACTCAATTGATATTCCGTCCAACATTCCGCCATAAATTCATCTGCGTTTTTTGATGCGTATTTACCTAAAAATATTTCATTAAAACCTTTAAAGTTGTTTGTTTCTCTATATTTTAATAAATTTTTAGTGTATTCACGTTTAATTTTTGTAATGTTTCGCCAAAATTCTATTTCTGAATTTAAACCGGAACGTGTTAAAACGTGTCCCATCTCATGTACTAATGTTGATAAAAAGTTTTTATCTGCATCAATTGCGCTTTTAAATCTTAAATTATCAAATCTATCACTAAATAATCCCCTTGTTCTATTGGCTAATTTGTCCGTTTCATCACCTAAATTTAATTCCCATAATTCAGATTTTGTTCTTCCGCGTTTTATATAACCAAAACTTCTTCGAGTTGATTTGTTTTTTATAATAATACTTCTAATAAAATTTGCTTCCCTATCAAAATTATATAAACTAAAAAGACGTTCTAATTCTGCTAATCGTAAATTGTATTGTTCAACTGTTAATGAACGCGACATTGTTAATTTATCAACCTTAAATTTATTATTTGTGAATAATTCAGATAATTGGCGCCTTGCCTCTGCTATTGTTTTAGCTACATTTTCAACACCCGAAACAAGTGTTGTTCCAATAGCGCTTGCAAAATCACCTAATCCAAACCCGGTTGTTGAGCCGCCGCCTAATCCAAAGTTTATATTAGTAATATCACCAACAGTTTGCGCGCCTTCTATTGGAAAATAAGCAACAGAACAACGGCAATTGATACATTCCGCAGCACCGCCCGCGGGATCACCCGGAAACATCATTGGTTGACCGCCAACAATAAAAGTATTATTTGCCATTACAATTTGACCGTCGGCCTCTGAATGTGTGTCGCGCGTCCTATCGTCAAAACTTGCAATCCATTCTTTTTGCATTTGTTCCGGCGGGAAAATAGTTTGTGCGGCTTGTGTTTGTGCAAAGTTAGCCGCCGCCGTCGCTTCAGTACGAACAACACGTTCGGCTTGCCATTGTGAATACTTATTGAATTGGTTTCGTAATATACGCCCACGTTCAACCGCGCCCAATGTCATAAACTCGGGATTGCGCATCAACCTTTGTGTTATTTCAATTAAAGTTTTGCGAGCCGTTCCGCTTACCAATGTTACACGTTCCGCGCCCATTGCTGAACCAAACGCACCAAACGCATTTCGCCAAATGTCATCAATGTCGGTAGTGTCAACGGCTTTTTTTATAAATCTATTTATATTGTTGGCGTACCATTTAGCAAACCGCATTCCAATATCTGTATATAAATCACGATAAATTTTTAATAAATCTTTGTCGTTAAATAATAGTTGGAAATTGGTTTGACCGTCCGCAATAAACGATTCAATGCCTTTGTTGTATTCACGTTTATAAAAACGCTTTACAATGGCGATTTGTTTTTTTTCAGCGATGTCTAATTGCTTTTCAAACGCCGATTGCCATTTGTCCTTGTCTATTGCCAAACTAATCGTTTATTTGGTTCAGTTTTTTATTTACCCAATCACGCATTGCAGTTCCACCCCAAAGATTCCACGAAACAAAACCATTGTCGCGCCATGGTGTATCTTTATAACGGTCCGCAATTGTTTGATTACCTTCGTGTCTTGCAAAAAATGATTTAATGCGGTTAAGCATTTCAACTGTTAATGGTTCGCGGTTTGCTAACATTGATGCACGACGCCAACCCGTAGGCGTTCCCGCGCGCACCTCATCACCGTATTTTTCGCGCCATTCAATCATTCGTTTAGCGTTGTTGGTTGCGGTCTGCGGGTATGTTGTAAAGGTTTCGTCCTTACTTATTGGATTTTTTTTTTCGTCGTTTTTATTTAAAAACTTATTGACGTCAACGTCTATACTTTCAACAGGGATTTCAACGTCATTAGATTGCACCGGAATAAGATTCGCGGGGATATAATAATCATCTAATTGTGACGTTTCTTCATCTTTTCCGTAATTCATAGCCGCACGTTTTTCGTTTGGTGTGATCCACCACGCCTTTGACAATTGTTCAACAACTTTGTCGGTTTCTTCTTGTAACTCTGGAATTACTGAAAAATCAAATTCAATACAAAGGTTTTCACCGTATTTTGGCGCTAACCAACGATTTAATTCATCTTTAATCTTTAACAGTTCGGGAATAACCGCGTTTTGATATAACGCCTTTTTTGCTTCCTTCATATTGTTATATGACGACGATTCGGTGTTGTTTAATAGTTGAACCGGTACGTTGTAGATATTACATAAATCTTTTATACTCGCGTTGTATTGCTCAATCAATGAAACGTCCGCAGCATTTAATCCAAAGTTAACCCACGACAATTTTTTCGGTGTTATAATAACATCACCCGCATTGTCTGAACCTTGAAATTGTTTACGGAATTTATCTTTTAATTGTTGCGCTTGAACTTCATTGATGTCGCCTTCGTCACTCATTAATAAACCACGCGCCGTTTGGTTCTGTAAATACTTAACACCCGTTTGAACCGCTTCATTGTTTGTTGTTAATGAACGTAACCCCGCACGCAATGGCGATTGTCCGTATAAATGTGAACCGGTTCCATCATAATAAGGGTTAAAATCTTTAATGTGGCATATTTCTTCAGCAGGTATTTCAAACGTTCCGTTGTATTCTATTTTGTATTTTGATACGGGTTTCATTATACCGCCGGAAACGATTTCCATAATCTGCGACGGCATTACATATAATTCAGTATATTTTCCAATATTGGCGCCGGTATCGGGTCCTATTCCGTAGATATAACGGTTTCCTGTTAATTTACCGAATGCGATTAATTCAGTAATAAATGAATTGTATGATTGCGCCGGATTTGGACGTTCCAATAATTCGTGCAATTCGGTGTCTTGTAACTCAACCAAAGAACGTTTTTGTAACATTGCCGCTTTGTGTATTGTCGCAGCGTCAAAGGTCCCCGACGTCATGGCCTTATATCTTTTATAATCGTTTTCGTTTGTCTTTTCGTAAACTTGAAACGGAATTGTTGTCGCCGCTTTTGTAATTAAATTAACCAACGCGTAAATCGTTGAATTTTTTCTGTACCCTTCTGTAATATAGGAATCGTCATTTTCGGGATTCCAAACGATTGATTCGCCCAACCAATTGTAAATTGCGTTGTTGTATTGTTGTGCGGTTTGTTGTGCGTTTTTTGAAATTATAGACTTAAAGCGGTCGAGTAATGATGCCATATTTTATTGATGTATAAAATTTTCGTAAAAATACAAAATTTAAAATTGTTTTTTAGACGACAAAAAATTCAGTTCGGTTTTTGTATTTAGAATAAACGGCGTAACGCAATGCGTCCATCAAATGGTTGTTGGCGTCAATAGGTTTATTTATAATCGTTTCGTCTTTTAATTGCTGCCAATAATACGAATGTTGTTCGCGTTTTAGATTGTTTGATTCGTTACTGACAAACACTTCGTGTTCTTTTATTAAACTAATCCCTGCATTTATTGAGCCTGCGCCCTTGACCGCACCTTTTGCCAATATACCCATTTGACGAAGTTCAACAATTGATTTTGGTTCAGCGGAATCACAATAGGCCAACACGTCCGCCTTGCCTATGTTTTTCAAGAAGTTTGCAATGTCGCGGTTTGTCATTCCTTTTTTATACATTAACTCATTGATATATATTTTATCTTTTATTTTGCCGACTTCTAAAATCGCTAATTCATCATTGGTAAATCCAAAGTCAATGCCTATCACCGTTTCGTCAAACTCTGGGAATTCAGCTAATGGAATATATTTCCAATTCGTAAAGATTTGTCGGTTTGAAAATTGTGCGCGTTGACCTTCACCATAGACGCGCCAATAGTCGGGATCACGTTCTTTGATGCGTTCGATTTCTTGGACCAATTCAGACGGTAGGAATTTATTGTCTTTGTACGTTGTAATAAATAAATCGCAATCATCGCGTTCAATTACTTCATTGTAAAGCCAATGTATCGGGTCCGATGGGTTGAAGTCAATAATCATTTCATCAATTGTTCGCATTGATAGTTGGCGAAAGTCTTCAAACATTAATTCATTGCTTTCATTCAAAAAACAAATATTATGTTTTGCACCCCTAATCTTTTGAGGATCATCTGTTGAAATGAATTGAACCATTGAACCATTGTATCGAAATACGTTTTCGGCTTTGTTATGGACGCCTTTATAATATATGCCTAACTTTGTGGCAATAGAAACAAAATCACGCAATACAGAACGTTTTAACGCCGGTAACGTTTTCCGCACTATTGAGATTGTCAAAGGCTTTTTTGTGGTTGTTAGCTTATATATAAGATACTGACAAATGGCGTACGTTTTCCCCGAACGTGTTCCGCCTTGATGTACTTTAATTCGCGCCGTTGAATTTAATGTTTGGTAAAATTGAACGTTGCAAAATTCTTTTATTTGTCCTTTGCCGGTGTCCATTCAATGATTTTAGATTCGATGCTTCCGTCCATTTGTATTTCTTGGCGTTCAACGAATCCACGTTTTTTTCCTTTTGTTTTCAAATAAAATATTGTTGCAGTTGTATTGCCGTCTTTGATTTGTTTGTGCAATTGTGATTCGACAAAATCCAAAGTGAAGTTTTGCAACTCATCAACCTTTGATTTAAACGCCTCATCTTTATTGTAATATTCATAAAATGTTGAACGCGCGCAACCTACTTTTTTACACGCCGTTGTGACAATTCCCAATGATTGTTCCAACGCTTCTAATAAATTGTTTTTAAGTATGTCCGATTTTGTTTGCATAACGCAAAGTTAAATAAATAATAATTATTTCCCGCACAACTCGCAAACGTCTTTGTCGTCGTCGGTTTCTTTGGGTTGTTCATCGTCAATAGGTAAATCAAAAACAGGTAAATCAACCCCCCATTCAATTAATTGTTTTGCGTCCCATTCATTAGCTAATATATCCCAATCCCATTCACCGAAACCCGAATTGTCTTTGATTATGAATTCGCGCTTTTGCGCCTCTGTTAAACCTTTTTGAATAT